AATGGAACACCAATGATGGCATCCCCGGTTGATTCCCATGGACCAACACGGCCATCCAAATGGGCCGGTTTGTTCAAATTAAAATTGTCGGTCAAATTTATCATATCAATACAATGTCATTTGGGTTGTGGCGTTGGTTTGCCAATTGGAAACATAAACATCATACACAACCCCATTGTGTGTTGTTGTATCTGCTAAATTGAACAATGTTGAAATCAAACCCCGGTCAATCAATGAACGTCGCCAATTGGTCACGGAAATGGTTGATGGGATTGCAAACCACAAATACATGTTTTCCGTGGCATTGGAATCAAATGCATCAATGTCAATTTCCATTCCGGGCCGGATGGCAAACATTTGACCATCCCAAAAATCACCAACAATTCCGGATTCATTTGCCCCGTAATAAAACACCCATGGCCCGGTCAAACTTGGAATGGCGCAAATACTTGGACCAAATGGGATGGCCAAATTGAATTGAACCCGGCAACCGGCAACCCGGTCCGAAAATACATCATCAAAAAATGTCACGGATGGTGAACCCACCAATTCCAAATCATAATTGTTGGTAAATTGGGCAACATAATCCGTGGCCAATTGCAACATGTCCGACATGATTTCATCCGGTTGTAATTGTTGCAAATCAACACCATCCGCCGTGGTTGGACCATCCGCCAATTTTTGGAATTCCTCAACCTTGTCCATGAAAAACAAACCACAATTCAATTGGCAAAATCCGGAATTCAATGTGGCATTGTCCGGTGATGCGAAAACCAATGGATAAAATATCCGGTCAACATCTGCATCAACGAAATTCACGATTTTTGCGGAATTTGTGTCCGTTATTCGGCCCGTTCCAAACGAATTCACCAACGGATGAATCCGGGAAAACTCCAACAACGCTTTTTTCACTGAATTCCAACTTTTCATGCCACAATTTTTTTATTTTTTCTTGGTTCTTTTTATGCATACAAATCAACAATTGCACCCGTTTTCCCCTTGGAAACGTTGTTCAAACGTTTGTTTGCCCCAACAATTGTCCAACACCAATCCGGTGTTGTAATTTTCACGGGATGGGATGATGTCATCAATGGAATTGTTTGCGTTGTACAATGGATAATTGGAAACATTTGCCACAATAAACAATGTCAAACGTTCTGAATACCATTGGGCCTTGTTTTTGAAATAATCCATTTGTTTTTGCAATTCGGACATGGATGCCATGGTGTTGTTTTCCGATTGCCCACGTTCAACATTTTTGTTGACATACCGAAATGACAAAATCATTGGTGATTCCGCCATCACCCACATTTTCAATGCCGGTTGGATATATTCAAACAACAACGTTTGGTTTTCATTTGACAAATTCCCATCAATGATTTGTTGCCCGATTTCATCGTACAAATCCGAACCAATGATTGGTTGTATTTGCATTTCTTGACACATCATGACCAATGGTCGCAACTTGACCATGGAAACGTTTTCATTGATGAACGTTCCATTTTTCAAATCCGTTTCCGTAATAAACAACGCTTTGTCCATCTTTTTATCAATTACGTTTTTTCACTAATGTTTGAACCCAAATGTGGCGACATGATGGCCGTGTCAATCCGGTTTTTTTGTCGGTGTAAAATCCACCCCGGCGTTCCCAAACCGAATAACCCATCTTTGCGGAAATTTGGTTGATTTCCTCACGTGTGTAATACCGGTTTTTTTCAATCATGTATTGGCAAAATTTACGGGATGTTTCCAACAATTTTGGCCCGTATTCCGGCAACACATCGTATTTGTACCGGATTTCCAACATTTGTGTCATGTCCTTGGACTTAATCCAATCTTTTGCCGGTTCCCCAATTTCTTTCAATGTCCCGGTCACTTTGATGGAACCATTTTCAATCAATGCGGAAATGCGTTCGGCCACCAAATCAATGTCCAACCCCAATTCGGTTGCAATGGCATCCGATGAAATGTTTGGGTTTTTGTCTATTTTTTTAACAATTTGTTTGTCAATGTCTTCATATTCGGATTTGAATTCATTTTCTTTTAATTCAAAACCATATCGCATTGGCCGTGATTTCAATAATTCAAAACCCGATTGGCATTCCCCATGGTTTTCAAATTCTGCAATCAACAAATCATCATCATCCATGGATGCAAACGTTTGTTGTGTTGTTCCCAATCCAACCAATGAACGTATTTCCGCATCGGTCAATTTTTCCAACACCTTATTGGCCACCAATGGTGACAATGATTGGATGGAATCGGTGGTTTTTGGAACTTCAATTGTGTCATCGGGCAATCCCATCATTGCACGTAATTCCCCACGGGATGCAATTTGCAACAACGTGGTTTCACTTAATTGTTCTTTTATTGGTTCGGTTGGGATGATTTCCAACACATTGCCAAAACCATTGAATGACAATAAATAATTGTATGAACGGATTTGTTCATTTGCTCGGTCCTTTACATAAACCGATTTGAATAATTCATAAGATTCAACCAACTCCGAACGGCCACCCAATTGTCCGGATTCCTTAATACCAAACAACATTCCGGATGTCACACGATGCGCCGTGAAAATTTCTTGTTGGATTGATTCATTAAGGATGTCAAATTGTTTGTCCAAATCATTGGCCTGTACCGGAATCAATTTCATTCCGTATTCGGCCCCATCGGTGAATTCAACCATGATTCGTTCACCATCATCACCACCGAATTTTGATTTGACTTTTCGTTCAATTTCACGTTGTTTTTCGATGGATGGAACTCCGTTGTTGAATTGGAAAACGAATCCACCCAAAAACCCATTCCGCAAATTTTGAACGTGGAAATTGGCAATCCTGGAATCACTTTCAATATATGCCATGGCCCCGAAATATTCCGGGATTGGGTAATGATAACAATTTGGTGAATAGGTCACAACGTAAAAAATCTGTTTTCCCAATCTTTGTTCCGGGTTGAACCGGTCATATACTTCCAAATCCTTTGGTTTCCGGTTGCCATCCCACAATTTTGAACGGCCAATTTTTTTGCCATCCACCGACACACGGCATTCATGGAATGGAACATGGGAAATGGATGAAATTTTGCCACCCAATGACCAAACAATTTCCAATGCATACCCATTGAAAATTTCATTGTCCATGATGGTTTTTCGCAACACATCATTCATTGAATCGAATGGGTTTGGATTCTCCATGAAATCCCCCAATTGACCAACCATTTCATCGGTCAATTTGTTTGTGTCGTATGTGAACCCACCACCGAAAATGTAATTGACTTTTCCGTTGATGATGGCATTGTGTTTTGCGGAACGTTGGTACATTTCCAACAAATACATTGGAAATTTGTTGTCCTCACCATACACCACAAAATCATTGCCGGTCACCACCTTGAAAACGGGCATGGCCAATTCAAATTTCATTTGTGTCCGTTTGTCCAAATTGGCCGGTGATGTTACAATAGCGTATTCACTTTTCATATTGTTGGTTCAAAATATGTGATTGGATTTTCAATTGTGAAATCCGTTGATTCATTTGTCAAAATTTGGTACAATCCACATTCAATCATTCGTGTAATTTCCGGCGAATCAACCGATGTTGCACCGGTTTCACCCTCGTAAAGTGAATACCGACATTGGCCAATGGGAATGTTTGGGATTGAAACATCAAACCCATCCCACCGGTCGGTGTATGTTGACACGTTTGCGGATTTTGGGAATGACAAAAAAAATGATTCATTGGTTGAAATATGTTCAATCAACAAATATAAATAATTGCCACTAACCATGTTTTCCGTGGCCGTGAAAAACAAACGTTGGGTTTCTCCGGAATTCAACAATTGCATGAAAACAAATGCACAAAAAATCAAATTGTGCCAAATAAAAAAAACCGGCCCATTGTTGGAACCGGTTTTGTTGAAATATGTGATGGAAAATTAGGTTGGAATGGAACCGGTCAACATGTATGGTGCTTGGGTTTCCAATGATGTGAATGTCAAATTTTGTCCATTCAAATCCCCCATTGCCGTTCCGGAAACAGCCGTTCCGGTTGTGGCAAAACATCCGTTTTCAAAACCCAAAACAAATTTGTTTCCTAATCGGTCCAAAACCACAATGGCAAAACGGCCCTTGGTCAAAACCATGAATTGGTTTCGGGCCGTGGTTGACAAACGTGGCAATGCAATCACCAATTCGGTTTGGTAAAACGTGGATTGATTTTCAATGGATGAATTTGCCGTGGTGGTGAAATTCCCGGTTTGTGGTGGCAATTCAAATTCAAAAAAATCACCGGTGGTCACACTTGCAATTGCACCGGCCGTTGGTGTGTCATATGTAATGGATGAAAAATCCGCAATATACACGGCCTTAATTCCACCCACGGATTCTTTGCAATCCAATGCATATCCGCTTGTTATTGAACAACTCATTTTTTTATCTTTTATTTGGTGGAAAAAATGGTGGTGGATTTTACCCCACCACCATGGTCAATTTATGCAATCATGAAACGGCCCACTTGGTCGGTGAATGCAACTTGTACACCGGCTTTGAATTCACACATGAAACGTACTTCATCCGCCTCTTTTGCGTAGAAAATTTCAAATTTTTCTTCCTCACCTAACAAATCAGTTCCGAAATAGAAATTGGACAAACGGCCGAAATACAAATCACTTGAACCATTCAAACCATTCACACCAATCAAACGGATGTTGGAACCGGGCAATGTCAATTCGTATGTTTCAACTCCATTCAAATATGAAACGTTGAAATAGTTTTGCGCTACCAAACCTTGTTTGATGATGGTGAACATGTCCATTCCACAAAAAATGGTAACATCATCATATCCACGAATATCCGCCGGGATGTTGGTTTCAATTCGGTTCAACATTTTGATGACATTTGCCCCGGCTGATGCCCCGGTCAAATCCGCCAATGTCAATGCCGTCCATGAACCGCCGGTTGCATTCCAATCGGTAACGCCGGACAAAATTGATGCAAACCCGGTGATTGAACCGCCGGCACCGGTACCGGTCCACACGGCCGTTTCCAATGCCTTTTGAATGGCCTTGACTTTCAATGTGGCATATTGTTCCTCAAATGGAATGGTTGTCAACATGGAACCGGATGGCAATTGTGATTGCATCCAATATTGTTGCAATGCTTTTGGGCACAATGATTCATACACTTTGACATCAACAATGTTGATTGTGCGTTGTGTGAAATCGGTTGCATTGGTGCCCACGTTTGATGTGAACCCACAACCAAAACCATATGCAAATGATGTGGTTTCGGACATCAAATTCAATGTTGATGGACCCTTCAAACCGACTTGTTTGTTGATTAACGAAATAGTACGAGCATCAAACAATGATTTGGTAATTAACGGCAACACATTTTGGTTTGTGTATGTTGTTAATGGTGCTGTAAAAGTGTAACTCATTTTTTTATTTTTTTATTTATTTTTTAAAACTTGTTTCAATGTTTCAAAACGTTCCCATTTTTCATCTTTTTTGGAACTTGAAAACGTTTCATTTTTGGTTGGTTCCGCCGTGGGTAACAATTCAATTTTCCCCAACATGGATGCCATTTTTTCGTTCATTTTGGACATGCCACCCAATTTGGACATCAAATCCGCAATCATTGTTTCCAATTTTGTGATTCGTTCCGCCATGGATTCGATTTCCGGGCCGTAATCAACGGATTGGGTTGATGGTTCAACCGCCAATTCATCGGTGGTTTCATCCGCCATTTTTTCGGTTTCTGCTTCAATTTCGATTTCCACGGATGGTTCATCCTCAATGGGCATGATTTCGGAAATGACACCATCGGTGACCACAATTTTGGCAACACCAATCAATTCATGTTCCCCATCCGGTGCCGGGATTTCCATTCCATTTTCGCCAATGGCCAAAACTTTTGCACCAACAACAATTTCACCATCAATTTTCACATCCGTTCCGGATGCCGTGGTGTAAATTGCAAATGCTTCATTTTTAGACATCTTCAAAATGTTCCGGATACCCACCAACAATTGGTTTGTTGTATTCATATTTTGAAAAATTTATTTGAAAACAAATGCATGGGTTGAAAAAAATTGGCCGAAATTATTTCAACAACTCCAAAATTTCATCAACCATGGACATTGATTTGAATTGGTTTTGTTTCAACACAAACAATTCATCAAATGCACCCTCAACCGAAAAACCACGGAATTCACCGGTTTTCACTTTGTTTTCCCATACATCATCATTTTCAATTTTGTATGAACCAAACCATGTCCCATGTGGCAAATCATTCATGGCCGTTGGTGGGTTGATTCCACGTTTGCCATCAATCAAAAACGTTTCAAACATGTAAACACCATCCACCGGTGTTTTGTGTTGCATGTTGACATTTTTGCCAAAACCATTTTTCATGAACTTCATGGCAATCTTTTCAATGGTGGATTCGGAAAATGTCACGTAATATGGGCCGGTTTTTTCATCATACCGGTAAATTGGCAAATTGGGAATCATCAAAGGACCGGACACAATCCGCCGTTCATCATTGATTTGGAATTGATGTTTTTTGGATTCATTGAAAATGTGGAAATTCCGTTCAATGGCCGGTTTCCCAACCAATGCAACAAAGTTCACACCGGTTTCAAAATCATTTTCATCAATGACACATTCAAACAATGGTATTTCATTTTGGTTGTTCATCTTTTTATCATTTTATGGTTGATGT